ATTGATAATGCCATAGCACTCAAAGCTAATCTTGCTGCACCTGTACTCACAGGCATTCCTACTGCTCCTACTGCGGCACCTAACACAAACACGTTACAACTAGCAACTACTGCCTTTGTGGAAGCTGTCAGAGTTGTACTTAATGCTGCTATTGCGTTAAAGTCTAATATCATTTCTCCTGCGTTCACTGGCGTTCCTACTGCTCCAACTGCTGCTGTTAATACGAATACTACTCAGCTAGCTACTACAGAATTTGTTAGACGCGACTTTGTAAGACCCTACACCGAAAGCGCAGAAACCACCTACACAAACTCTTCCACTATCAACATACCGCACGGTTTGGGCGTTGTGCCTAAAGATTGGCATATTGTTTTTCGGTGTATAACGGCATCTGCCGGATATGCAGTGGGTGACGAACTTTCCAGCCCTGGATTTAAGTATATCAACGCCGTGCTATACGGCTACCAGGAGCAAGCAGACGCAACTAATATCGTACTGATTACCTCGTCGTCACTGCCCCTGGTTTTTAACAAGACCACACGAGCAGGTATTACAATCCCCACTGCTAACTGGCGTATTGTCGCACGATGGAGATAAAATTAGAATGCCTCTTCAACTTATCAACACCGATTGCACTAGCCCTACCGACACCTGGCATGCAATCGCCTCCGACCTAGCCGTTTTGAAGATTAAGTTTATTGACCCCGACGAGTTTCCAATTGTAGTTTTGAACGGTATGTAATGCGATTTTTCACTCCTTTGTTGACTAATGGTGCGTTAATACGACGTTTAGGTGAGAAGAAACTTTACGAGATAAATGCCAAGTTACTTGAACAGGGATACCCAAAGTATTACTTAGGTAACACCTTTGATTTTAACACAGACTATAGACTAATTCAGACACCACGGTTTGTTTGGTGGAGACTAAAAGAGTTTTACCTTTGGTACATTCCAGAAGACAAAGAAATTACTACTAGGTTTTAATGGACATTAACGATTTATTTGCACAATACGTAAAGTCATCTACTGCTGCTGTGCCTGACAAAACAGACGCGGTAGTTTCTGTGTCTGCAAATAAATTTGTTCGTGATACTACACGCGCTGCTGTACTCGCTGATGAACGTAGGTTAATTGAAGACTTACTTAAAACAGTAGAACTTGATGATGACATTCGTGCAATGTTGTCTATTAACTTATCTACTTCGGCAGCGGCACGTACACGTGAGATACCTACGTACACTGACAAATTACAAGCCCTATGGGACTACTGGAAATTTATTGAGATAATAAACTTTCATGGTGGGCCACTATCATTCTCTGAATGTCATCGTGACGGTGTAGCGTGGAAGTATCGGTCTGGTGCTAAGCTGCGTCAGATGGTACTTGAACCGCGTGGTCACTTAAAAAGTACCATTCACTGCGTTGGCTATACCCTTTGGAGAATGTACCAAAACCCTAACTGGCGTGGGTTTGTAGGAACTGAGTCTCTAAAACTTTCTAAAGCGTTTATACGCGAAGTTGAAGATTACCTTGTAGATGACTTTAATGTAGAACACATATGGAACGATAGGCCACACTTTACTGGCCCCATGATTCCTTCAATGGACTCTATGGGCAAGCAGCGCCGTCAAATGGTTAGAGACTTAGCTGACGAGTTTGGTGACCAGTTACCAGGTGGTGCTGATAAAAAGAAAGTGTGGCGGGCAGAAGCTATACAAGTTATCAGAACTCGTTCGTACAAAGAACCTACTATTACGGCTGGTTCAGTCGGGCAAGCATCAACTGGTTTTCACTTTGACGAAGTGATATTTGATGACGTTCACACTTACGACAATAGCTCCAGTGAAGAAAAGATTAACAAAGTCTTTGCTTTCATCTTTGACATTGAGTCTGTACTCGACCCACCTTATGTGGATATCGAACTTACCACCAGGCTTCAAGCTACGCTTGGTGCTGACTTTAACAAAGCTGCCCGTTGGTGTATATCTGGTGGTAGACAAACTGTTCTAGGTACTCGCTATGATGACCTAGACTTTTACGGTCACATACTTGAGCACTATGATGCGTTAGGCTATGAAGTACGTCAACGTAACATTTATGCTAATGGTACAGATAACGAAGATGGATACCTTTGGCCTGAGAAGTGGAATGAGACACTAGAGGAACAAACCAAGGCACAATTTGAGAAACGTTATGGAGCAACAGGATTACGTAGATTCTATTCTCAGTATCTTAATCGTATTGTATCACCAGAAAACTCAGTATTTGAATGGGACAAAATTAATTACATCCATCCCGACAACTACAAACTGTGTGACGATGGATGGGTTGAAGTGTACGCTCATGACCATACAATTATTGCCGAGTTTAAGCCGATACTTGTCATCGACCCTACCGCTACTGCCACAACTACGTCAGACTTCTGCGCCATAGCGGTTGGCGGTCGCACTCCTACGGGGTTGTGGGTCTGTGACTTTTGGATGAAGAAAGAGACTCCCCGTGTTTGGTTAGATAAAATGTACGAGCTAATAAACAAGTGGAACTTGTTTGTAGCTAACATTGAAATGGTAGGCGGGTTCAAAGTGTTAGAGCATACCATTCAGCAAATGTGGGTACTAGACAGAGAAAAGTATAGACCTATTTCTGTTAAGTCGTACAGTCCACCCATGGGTGCTAATGCTGAAAGTAAGGCACAACGCATTGAGGTTACTCTGTCACCTTTGGTGTTTAATGGTATGCTGAATTTACCTTTAGCAGCATCACGTAATCAAGACTTAAAGAAACAGTTTATGTTCTTTGGCAAAGGTACTACAAAGGATGACGGGCCTGATGTACTGGCGATACTAGAAGAACTTGCGGTGAGTAGCAAAAGAAACAGGTCAGTTATTACACCACTTCAGCACTCCAACGTGCTACCCTTTGGTGGTGTACGTATGGATGAACCTGAACGCATTTATGGAGGTGTCACTTATGCAGCGTAACGTAGACATTTCTGAAATTACAGTAGTCGGTGGTAGTAGTTCCAGCACTATGGATACTAACTTAATACTAGCGCGACTTATTGAGTTACGTAAGAACTATCAAGCTGCTCGTCAACCATTAGAATCTTTATGGGATGATTATTATGCGTCGTATATCACTACTCCTGCTGCTGCTGCTAGGGTTAGTAGCAGTGTGTCTAAACGAATTGTCGGTGATGTAAACACTCAGTGGCGACATAGGTTAAAGACACCTAAAGCTTTTGAAACTGTTGAAACGATTGTATCGTGGATGATGAGTGCGTTCTTTCCAAACGAGTTTTGGTTTGATTTGCGTCCTCAGACACCTATGTATGACCCTAACTTTCAGGAACAGTTAGACGTTATTAAATTTTACTTATCTAAAACTCTGAGTGATGCTGGCGTTAAACGTAAGTTTCGTATATTCCTTCGTGAGTTATGTATAGCCGGTACTGCTGGTATTGCGTTCCCATTAGTAGGTACGTCACTTAAGCTTGACGTTATGCCTTGCTATAGTTTTTACCTAGACCCGGAACAGCAAGACCCTAACGAAGCCAATATGATTCGTAAGTATACTGTATCTAGAGTACAGCTACTAACACTTATTAAAGATGAATACTTTAACGTAGCTGAAGTTAAAGATTTTGAAGACTTAACTGCTGCACCTAGTCGCGGCATGTTTGGTCACGACAGGAAGGTACAAGATAATCTTAACCAACTCATGGGAGTACAGGCAGGAAACCAAAGTGAAGCACGTTATTACCATGATGTGTACGAGTATTGGGGCAATATTATTGTCGAAGACAAGATGCTTATCAATGTACGTGCCACATTCACAGGTGACAAATTACTAGGCATTGAACGCAATCCATTTGAACGTAAACCCTTTGTAATAGGTAGTTACATTCAACTTAGCAAGTCACCGTATGGTATAGGAGCTATTCAACCTATTGCTTCACAACTCTACTACAAAGATATTCTAACTTCTCGTCACGCTGATAACGTAGCAATTTCAAGTGATGTTATGTTAGAGATAGTGGAGGGACAGGTATTAGAACCTGAGAAAGTAGTTGTCAAACCTGGTCAAAAGATAATGGTTACTCAGAAGGGTTCCATTAACCCTATCTCGTTCCCTATGAGTAACGTGGCTCTGAGTGAAATGTCACTTATCGACCAGACTATTGACAAGGCTACAGGCACTGGCCCCTACATCGGAGTCAACGCTGGTAGGTCTGGTGATAGAGTTACCGCTGCTGAGATATCTGCTCAACGTGAAGCAGGCGGTAACAGGTTGACTGACGTGTTTGCTGATGTTGAAACTACAGTGTTGTTACCTTTGCTCTGTGGATACTATTATTACCTTCGCAATTTTGCTAAAGCGTTAGAAGCAGTAGTGTATTCACCAGAGGGTAACTACTTTGTTATTCGTGGTGAAGCATTTAATCAGGACGTAGAGTTTATCACTGTAGGTGCTAACAACGTTGCCGACAAAGAGTACAGGACACGTCAGCTAATTGACTTTCTAAACTTAGCGGCAGGTAATGAGCAGATGGCACAGCGTATTAACTGGGATGAAGCTACTCAGTTACTCGCTAAATACTTTGTACCTGACACTGCTCAACGGTTAGTACAAGCAGCACCCGCGCCAGCACCTGACCCTAATCAACAGATGCAAGACCCAATGATGGGAGCCTTGAATGAAGCTGCTGCATACTCCGGTGGTGCAGTCGGCCAACAGGCGTTACAAG